CGTCCGTATTTGGTACGGATAGCGGCTATTTTCCGAAATACGGAAGTTCGGACGGATTTGTGATAGCGGCTATTTTCCGTGAAATATAAGAAATATTATCCGTTGCTTCCGGGCTCTTTCAGCCCCACGCTGGTGCCATCAATCCAAAATCCGCCGTCGGATTTCAGGCGTCGGCGCACGGTATCGGGCTTCAGGTTCAGGTATTCAGCCATGCTGTAAATGGTCACTTTACCATCCATGGTGCAGGCTTCAAAGGCGGTGCGCAGTTCGGCACGCTTGCTTTTGGCGGCAGTATCTTTGTCTCCCCAGCGCTTTGCGGCACCGCGGGAGCCAAGCTGCTTGTAATCGCTTTCTGGCTGCAGGTCCTCCAGCAGGCCGCTGTCCAGCTTGTGTACGGGATAGTCGAACCAGAGGTTGACCGGGTCAAAGCGGGCAAACTCGCGCAGAGTACCCTCAATGCGCCAGGCGGTCATGGCATCGGCACGCTTGATGGCAGCCGCGGTGTCTGCATCCAGGCGGTGCAGATCGGGCAGCGGCAGGTGTTCCTTGGCAATGGCCAACATCCGGCTGCGGCTCAGGGCATCGTCCGGGCCGTAAGCATCGGCATGGCTGCGGGCATCCAGCAGGGCTTTGGCTGCGGCGCAGGCCGCTTTGTTGTGCAGCTGCTCCCGGATGGCATCGGTGGGGACCAGCTCGGTCATATCCAGCATGGCATCCGGGTCACGGGCAAACACACCGGAGCCGGAAGCACGGTCCATGCTGCGCTTGCCGCCCTGCGCGCCCTTGCTGTGGTGGTGGCAGTAGATGACGGCACAGTCCAGTTCCCGGCAGACCAGGTCAAACTGGTTGCAGAACTTGGCCATCTGGTCAGCGCTGTTTTCATCGCCGGTGATGACTTTATAGATCGGGTCCAGCACAACGGCCAGGTAGCCTTTCTTGGCAGCCCGGCGGATCAGGCGGGGAGCCAGCTTATCCATGGGGACGGAGGCACCGCGCAGGTTCCAGATGTCGATGTTGGCAAGGTTCCGGGGCGGCAGGTGCAGGGCTTCGTATACATCTTTGAAGCGGTGCAGGCAGCTGGCGCGGTCCAGTTCCAGATTGATATAAAGCACCTTGCCCTGCGCACAGGCAAAGCGGCCAAGCCAGGGGGCACCCTCGGCAAGGCAGATGCACAGTTCGATCAGGGCAAAGCTTTTGCCCGCTTTGCTGGGACCAGCCAGCAGCATTTTGTGGCCCTGGCGCAGCACTCCTTCAATCAGGGCATCTGCCAGCGGCGGCAGGCTGGCCCAGTCATCGGCAAGGTTTTCGGTATCGGGCAGGTCGTCCGTGCAGGCTTCAAACCAGTCTTTCCATTCCTCCCAGCAGGATTTGCCGGTGTTGGTTTCCAGCAGGTACTGCTTTTTGCCGCCGCGCAGGATGCCCGGCATGCGGGATAGGCGGGCAGGGTTGCGGTTGGCTTCGTCCAGCGTCAGGCCGTTTTTCTTGCAGGCAGCGTACAGGTAATCCACCCGGCGGCGGTACTCGGTGTAATCCGGTGCACCGACCCGCACAATGGCGTGCAGGCTTTTGCTGCCGCTGTACACTAAAGCAGCGCAGGGCAGTTCCAGCTGGCGGATGATGGCCTGCTGCTTTTCCAGCTCCATGTTGTCGCATTCCACCAGGGCATAGCGGTAGTCGGTCACATTGTTGTTGCTGCGGCCGCCCTCCACGGGGTTGAAGCAGATCCAGGCACCGGCGGCGGGGTTGTAATCGCCCACCACAGCGCCGATGTCCCCGCCGCAGCGGGAAAGCTCGTCCATCAGCTGACCGGCGGTGCGGTCCCAGCAGCCTTTTGTGGGGGCATAGCGGTCATCCCGCAGGTAGCTTTCGGTCACATAGGCCACATGGTCCTCCGGCTCAAACAGGGCTTGCAGGTAGCGGCGCAGCTGGTCGGCGGGGTCCCATTGTTCGGGGATGTTCAGCTCCTGCACATCCAGCCAACGGGTATCCACCACAACGCCGTCCGGCCGGGTGCCGGGGGCGCAGATCGCGTCGTTCCAGTCCAGCTCATGCCCGGCGGGGCCCGGCCAGCCGTGATTGCGTGCCAGGGCGAAAATGCTGTTCTCGGTGATCGGTTTGGGATTGCCGCGGAAACTTTCCCACTTGCGGGCGCATTCGCCCTTGTGGTACCGGCTGCCATCGCGGGAACTCCATTGCTCCCATGCGGTAACAGGGAACCCGGCTTCTTTCAGCCCCATACCCACCGTGACCCATTCCTCATAGGTCAAGTTTGCCGGGGAGATAAAGTCCAAGGCTTCCTTGAGATCATTTGCATTGTCCATTCCGTTTACCATCCGAAGTCAAAGATTGGGGTTGTTTCCGCAGAGGGCATATAGGTCTTTGGGTCCACGCCCCTGGGGGTGCCGCGCCAGCCGCAGGCGGCGATACGGTCGATCATGTGCTTGGCGGCGTTGAAGCTCCAGGTGCCCACATGCTGGAAGCCGTATTTTTCCAGGCAGCGGATCTGCTTGGGGGTGGTTAATCCCTCATCCCGGCGCTTGTTCAGCCGGTCCAGCAGCAGGGATGCTTTGCCGGCGGATTCCACCGCATCGGGGCAGATGCCCTGCTTTTCCAGCGCGGCGGTTTGCTCGGCGCTGGGGGGACCGGCTTCCCACCCAAAGGCGGGCACATACCCGGCCAGGTCTTCGGCCTGGATGCTCATTTCGTATTGCAGCGGGTCAACCAGGCGGGCGCGCTTGCGGCGCTGTTCTTCCAGCTGTTTGGCAAGGGCTTCCTCCCGCTGGGCCACCACATCTTCGGCGGCCTGCCGGGCGGCTTCCTCCACGTCCTCCGGGCAGGCGGCGGCAGCCAGGTGATCGGTCATCTGCTGGGCAACGGCGTGATCCTCGCACACAAGGTCGGCCGGGCGGCAGAGCTCGTGGCGGTCGGTCAGCCAGAGGAAATCCAGGAGCAGCAGGTCCTTTTTGCCTTCGTGCAGGCGGGTGCCGCGCCCCACCATCTGGCTGTACAGGCTGCGCACCTTGGTGGGGCGCAGCACCACAACGCAGTCCACACTGGGGCAGTCCCAGCCTTCGGTCAGCAGCATGCTGTTGCACAGCACGTTGTAGGTTCCGGCGTCAAAATCTGCCAGGACCTGGGCGCGGTCGGTGCTCTGGCCGTTGACCTCGGCAGCATGGAATCCGTGGCGGTTCAGGGTATCCCGGAATTTCTGGCTGGTTTTGATCAGCGGCAGAAAAACAACGGTTTTGCGCCCCTTGCAGTAGTGCGCCATCTCAGCGGCAATCTGGTCCAGATAAGGGTCCAGGGCACTGCCCAGCTCGCCCACGGCATAGTCCCCGCCGGACATGCCCACGGTGGAGATGTCCAGCCTGAGGGGGATGGTCTGCGCCATAATGCGGCACAGAAAGCCGTCCCGGATGGCATCGGTGAGCTTGTACTCATAGGCCAGGCTGTCGAACACCTCGCCCAGATTGCGCAGGTCGCCGCGGTCCGGCGTGGCCGTTACGCCCAGGACCTTGGCCGCGGGGAACCAGTCCAGAATGCGGCGGTAGCCGTCGGTCACGGCATGGTGGGCTTCGTCAATGATGATGGTGCTGAAATAATTGTGGGGGAACTTTTCCAGCCGCTGGGGGCGCTGCAGGCTTTGCACGCTGCCAACGGCAACGCGGTACCAGCTGGCCAGGCAGGATTGTTCGGCTTTTTCCACCGCGCAGCCCAGCCCGGTTGATTTTTGCAGCTTGTCGGCGGCTTGTTCCAGCAGTTCGCCGCGGTGGGCCAGGATCAGCACCCGGTCCCCGGCGCGCACCTGGTCTTCGGCCACGGCAGCAAACACAATGGTTTTGCCGGTGCCGGTGGGCAGCACCAGCAGCGTGCGCAGCCGCCCCTGTTCCCACTCTGTATGGATCTGTTCTTTCGCCCGCTGCTGATAGGGGCGGAGGGGGAGAGAGTTTGTGTTGGGCATAAGTATCCTTTCCGTGTTAGTGAGGAGTTAGGAGTGAGGAGTTAGGAGTTGAAGAAGCGGCTTGCGCCGCAATTTTGAAATTATGAAAAGCCTGATATTCAAACCGTGCGCGTTAGCGCACACCATAAACTCCTAACTCCTACTTCCTAACTCCTAACTTAAAAAGCTCCCTGCTTCCACCCGGTGCTGGGGGCGGCGGTGGGTTCGGGGCGGGGCAGGAACTTTTCAATCTCGTTGGCCTGCCCGGTCTCACCGGCGTGGGGGGCGCTCTGCTTGGTGTATTCCCGCACGCCCAGGCGGCACATGCCCTGCGCACCGACAATTTCGTTCCAGCGGGGGCGGAACGTCTCGCCGCGCTTGCACTGGCCGATGCTTTCAAAAAAGGCGCCCAGCAGGCCCTGGGTCTTGGTGTGCAGGTACAGGCGGTGGGTGACGGTGGTTTCGCCTTTGTCGCCGCCATGGATGGTAATGGTCAGCTTGGCCATGCTGCAGGGCGGCAGCTTGGCGCTGCCCTCATAGCGGGCACGCTCAAAGCTCTGCACGGTAAACAGGTAATCGCCCGCAGGCAGCAGCACAAATTCCCGCTGTTCGTTGGTAACCTCGCTGTCCCAGTCCAGGGCAGCATCCGGCATGTTGTTCATATATTCAGCCATGGGTAAATCTCCTTTGTATTAAAATTTGTTGAGGCAACACCGCACAATTCCCGCCTAGCGGCTTAAGCACCGCTCCGGCGGCTGCGGCACGGCATCTGCGTTGCCAAAATGCTCGATAAGACATCCAGTATTATCTGCGCTTTTGGCTTGGCAGCTGCCGCACCTCGCTCGCCGTATCGGCACTTAGAATTATGCGGTATTGCCTTAAAACGGTACATCGCGGTTGGTGCAGATCATCTCCAGCACCTGGGGCCAGGCGGCCACCAGGCAGCCGCTGACGAAATCAGCCGGGTAATCCTTGACCGGCATATCGGCGGGGAAGTATCCGCGCTGGCCGACCACGGTCTGCAGTTCCTCCGGGGTCACATTATTGGCGGCCATCAGCTGGGCAAGGGCGGTCGGCACGCCCTGCGCCTGCAGATCACTGGCGGAGATCCCGGCAGGCACGGCAGGCGGTGCAGCAGGTGCAGCGGGGACCGGCACCGGTGCAGGCTTGGGGGCGGGGGCATCCTCTGCCATGATGGGGCGCGGCGCAGGGGCTGCGCCGGGGTGCGGGTCCGGGATGCAGGCGGCGATGCTGGCATACTCAAAGGGCAGTTCTTCCGGCAGGCCAAAGCGGTTTTTGGCATCCCAGCAGGGGTGGTGGCTGGTGTAGAGAACCCGCCGCCCGCCGCTGGCCTTGTTCTTGGCGTTGGGGGCACTGCCGGCCTTTTCTACCACGGTTTTGTAGTTGGCAAACAGCAGCATGTCGCACCATTCCCGCAGCAGAGGGGCTACCTGTTTGCTGGTTTTCATGCTCCAGCGGTCATAGTTGCCCACGGCGTCGGGCTGCTCAAACTTGGTGATGGCAGCATGGGCCAGAACCACCACGTTGTGCCCGGTGTTCAGCACCTCTTCCAGGGCATCCAGCAGCTTGCCGAACTCTTCTTTCGCGTAAGTATAGCCCTTGCCGTACCCGAAATCCTCAATGCCCTTGACCTTGGCGCGGGCGCAGACGGCGTCAATGCAGAGCCGTTCGGCCCAGTCGGCGGTGTCGATCACCAGGGTGCCGCAGGGTACATTGCCGCGGCTGACCTCGGCGACCTCATCCAGCAGCATGGCCCAGCTGGTGGGGGCAGGCAGGCGGGCAACGTTCAGCCGCTTGGTGCCGCCCTCGGTGTCGATGAATACCGGGGCGGGGAACTGGGCGGCAAACGTGCTTTTGCCGATGCCCTCCGGCCCGTACAGAACGGTTTTGACCGGCGCGGCAATGGTGCCGGATGTGATTTCATATTTGCTCATTTCAGAACGCTCCTTTCGTCCATGCCTTGGGGGCGAGCGGCTCTTCGGCATCTTTTACCTTGCCGTCCTCAATGATGATCTGGCATTCCCCGCCGGTCGAAACGCGGGTGGCGATGGCCTGTAATCCTTCGGCCTGCAGCCAGCTGCCGAACTCCGCCAGGGTGGCAAGGTCCATCTGTTCCAGCTTGTCCAGAAGCACAAAGCCGCAGTTTGGATTCAGCTTTCTCACAATCGCAGTTGATACCTTTAACCGGTCAGAACCAGACATGTTATCCCACTTCTGACCTTTGTAGATCAGTTCACCTTCCTTGACAGAAAGTTCTGGAAGAGGAAGTTCTGCTGCATTCAACAACTCTGCTTTTTTTTCTCTTACATCTTCAAGATCTTTTGTCAGCGAATTGTACTGATCACGATATGTTTTGGCATCATCTTCCGCTTTTTCCTTGTCCAGATTTGCCCTGACTTTCCGGTTGATCTCTTCAATGTTGGAAATATTCTGTTCAAGCTCTTCCGTAGATTCGTCGTGCAGATCCAGTGCAGATTTTCTTGCAATCTCCAGATCACTTTCCAC